AAAGCTGCTTAGTTTTCAAGCTAGAGTATTGCTATAAATAAATTTTTTAATTAAATTGCAAACAATAAAATAAAAAAAAATGGCAACAGGTTTAATGAATGGTACAGATCTTATAATTAAGGTAGGTACAGATAATACAAATGAGGTTATAGTAGCATCAGCTACTACATGCTCATTAGAGTTATCTATGGATGAAATAGATCAAAGTAATAAATCCTCTGGAGGATGGAAGGCTATCATGGGTGGCCAAAGATCATGGAGTGTATCTGCAGAGGCTTTATATCAAAATGAAGCAGTAGCAGGTTCAAAATCCTATATTGATTTTTGGAATCATATAGCACAGGCTACTACAGATGGTGCTTTAGCTCGTACTCCAGTATATGTAGAGTTACAACATGCAAACGGATCTGCAGGAGATAGTAATGTTTACTATTCTGGAGAGGCTTATGTTACTAGCTTATCTGTAAATGGTGGTACTGAGGATCAAGCATCCTATTCTATTTCATTAACGGGTACGGGAGTACTAGCAGTTAATGATGTAGCATAATGGCTAAAGCTACTCCAGTATTTATAAATGGCAAAGACTATCCAGTAAAGTATGGGATGGCTGCTCTTAGAGCTTTTAGTGATGCTACAGGTATTACTTTAGGAGAGCTAGGATCTATAGGTAGTAACATGACTATAACGCAAGCTTTAGCTCTAGTATGGGCTGGCTTAAAAGATGGTGCTAGAGTTACTCAAAAAGATTTTAAACTCTCTATAGATGATGTAGCTGATATGCTTGATGATGATGATGAGGCCATGACTAAAGTACTGGCAGTATTTGAGCATTCACTAGGTAAAAAGAAACCATCTAAGGTAAAAAAAAAGAAGTAGGTTCTATTGAAAGAGATCCTATTGATGATTTTGATCATTTAGAGAGGGTAGCTTTTGGATGGTTAAATCTAAGCCCAGATGAATTAGATGACTTAACTCCTAGAGAGTTTAACAATAAATTTCAAGGCTTTGAGGAGCTGCAGGAGTTAAGAGATAGATCGGAATGGGAAAGGTTTAGAATGCATGCAGCAACTACATTAGCTCCACATACCAAAGGAGGTAAAGGAGTGAAGCCAGAAAAACTTTGGCCATTTGCATGGGATAAAAAAGCATCTAAATCTACATCTACTAAAATGAGCCAGGAGAGGCTAGAGTACTTAAGTAAAAGATCTAAACTTATTAGAAATGGCTAGAGGAGTTAATTTAAGATTAGGAGCTGATATAACAGACTTTGAGGCAAAGATGCAGAAAGCATCCAAGAGCTTTAAAAAGACTGGTGCAGCACTTAAAAAGACTGGTAAAGCCATGACTATGGGCCTTACTGCTCCATTACTAGCATTTGCAGGAGCATCTGTAAAAGCATTTGATACTCAAGCCAAAGCAGAGGCTAAACTAAACTCAGCTTTAAAAGGTAATGAGAAAGCTTTTAAATCTTTAAAAGTACAGGCTCAAGAATTACAAAAGGTTACCATCTTTGGAGATGAGGAGACTATGGCTGCTCAGTCTATGCTAGCATCTATGGGATTAGAGGAGGAGGCCATTTTAAGGCTTACTCCATTAATCCAGGATATGGCAACTGCTAAAGGTATGAACTTATCAGCAGCAGCAGATCTAGTAGCTAAATCCGTAGGTAGTAGTACTAATGCTTTGTCTAGGTATGGTATACAAATAGAGGGTGCAGTAGGAAGCCAGGAGAGATTAGAATCTGCAGCAGCAGCATTAACTCAACAATTTGAGGGCCAAAGTGAAGCAGCAGCTAAAGCAGGTGCAGGAGGTTTAAAACAACTGCAGAATAAGTTTGGGGATCTAATGGAAACAATAGGTGCCATGCTTATACCTATAATGAATACTTTAGTAGATGGTATTAGTGGGATGCTTGATGCCTGGAATGGTTTAGATGAGGGATTACAGATAGCTATAATAGCATTTGCAGGTATATTAGCAGCTATAGGCCCAGTACTAACTATAGTAGGTGTACTTACTACTGCTATAGGTTTCATGCTATCTCCTGTAGGATTAATTATAGCAGCTATTGCTGCATTAACTGCAGCTTTCATTTATGCTTATGATAACTTAGATGCATTAAAAGAAGTAGGAGCTATGGTGTTTGCTACTTTGCAAAATGCAGTTATTTCATTTATACAATTTCTAGTACAAAACAATCCATTTGCATTATTAATAGAGGGTTACAACTTTGTAGCTGAGGCATTTGGAAAGGATAAAATTACTTTTTTTGATGATGTTTCAGATTCGCTAGAGGGTTTAAAAATGAAGATACCAGAAGTATCTACAGAGTTTGGATCATTTGGTGAAGCAGTATCTAATGCTGCTACAACTGCTAAAGAGGCTTTATTTGGAATAGGAGAGGCTGCAGGTGTAGGTGCTGAGCTGCTAGGTGGACAAGGTGGAGAGAGTACAGGAGGCTCATCTACTGGAGGTGGATCTACTGGAGGTGGAGGAACTGCTACAGGTGGTGGATCTGGTGGAGATGGAGGAGGAGGCCTTATAGAAAAGATGCAAACATTGACAGAGGCATCTAAGGAATTTGGCTTATCTATATCTAAAGACTTTGCTGGAGCTATGGCAGGAGCTATAACATCTGGAGAAAACTTTTTTAAATCTATGAGTAGAATATTTGTAGATCTATTAAAACAAATAGCAGCTTTAATTATACAGGCAGCAATATTAGCAGCCTTATTTGCTATGATACCTGGCCTAGGTGCAGCACAAACTGCAGCAGGAGGTGCTACAGGGTTTAAAGGTTTATTAACTGGATCTTTGACAGGTAGAGCATCTGGGGGATCAGTAGTAGCAGGCCAGCCATATATGGTAGGAGAATCTGGACCAGAGATGTTTATGCCTAATAGCGGAGGCTCAATTATACCAAACAATAAAATGGGAGGCAATCTACAAGGTAGTTTCTCAGTAAGTGGTACAGATTTAATACTAGCTATTGATAATCAATTAGCAGCTAATACTGGAGGTAGTGCAGCTAGTTTAGGAACAACTACAGGAAACCATTTTTAAATGAGCAGTCTTTATTATAAATCTACTTTTTATTCTGATCTAGGCCAAGATTGGAGGATAGAAATAAAAGCTAAAACACTTACTGCAGGTAATGAAATAGAATTTAATCTCAAATCTGATGGCTTTAAATTAAAGTATGATAAAGGTAAGGATGAAAAGATAAGCCAGATAAAACAATCTAAAGTCACATTTGGTTTTATTGTAAAAGATCAAACTGATAGAGATGGTATTAATGAAATATTAAATTATAAAGCAGGGGAATTTTATGTAGTTATTTGGAGAGGTACTGCAATTTATTATACTGGATGGATAAAACCATCTTTTAATAGAAAAACTGATGAATTTTATCCTTATACATCTAATGTAGATGCTACTGATTCTTTAAATAGAATATTAAATAAGTATAATAATATAATTTATACTAATGGGCCTGCAGATTTTACAGATTTATACAATCCATTAAAAGTATTTTATGATACTTTTGATATTACCAGCTTACCACTTACCTCATTTAGTGTTAAATCATTATTTAAGTTTTGGCCTGCAGCACAAGGACCATTTAATACATTTACAGATGCTATGCGTATTCTAGCGTATAATAGGAATGCATTTGTAAGCAACCAAGGAAACCAGCCTAATACAATACAAAACTATTTAATAGAGTTTAATGGAGTTTTAAAAAGCTTTGGGATGAGCTTAATCTACTCTAATAATATATATCATTTTATACAAGATAACGCATTAGTATTGGATGATCCCTATTATTGGTGGAATTCAGATCCTAATCCAGGATCTAGTGCATTTAGAGGTAATAGTGGGAATGATTATTTACCTATAACTATTGACAATAGTTTAAATTTATCTGCAACTGCAGGTAATATTTTAAATGGTGCTACATTTTCAAACTTACCAGAGTTAAATTCTGTTAGAGGTACTTATTCTAAAGGTACATTAACTGCTTTATTTGATCCAGACAATAGTTATACTGGATTAACTACTATAGGATTTATAAATGCTGGACAAACTGCTTTAAATCTAAATTTATCTTTAAAAATTACTGAGGTTTGGCCTAATTCAGTTACTCCACATGCAGCACAAGGTAATTATTCTACAGGAGTTATAGCATGTAAATTACAGGTAGGAAATAGATATTTATCTTCTAATGGTGGATGGGGATCTCTTTCAACTATAAACTGGGAATGGAGTACAGATCCAAACTCAGAGTTTTTATTAGCATCTGGTATGGGAGTAACAGATAGCCAACAATCTCAATTCTTAACACAGGTACAGGATGGATTTGTAACACAATATTTAGAAAATACTCCTGCAGGCTCTGATACTGCAACTGCTAGAATGATAAGCCTAAATTTAAATGTGCCTCCATTAATATCTTCGGGAGAGGTAAAATTTCAAATGGAAGGTAAAATATTTTTTTGGCAGTTACCAGGCCCAGGGATTACTTATGCAGGTGGTAATACTCCTATAGTTACATTAATACAGGAATTAAATACATTTTCGATGCCTGTATCAAGTGGTTTAAATCATACACAAAGCCCAACATCTAGAACTTTGCAGATAATGCAAACTCCTATATTATCCTCTTTGACTGAGGGTTCTTTGTCAGATGATACGGATAATAACGATGGTACTTTATATATCTCTGCAGTAAATCCTAATACTCAAAACATAGATAAAAATTTAGGTGTATTTCCATTAGGTAATTTATATAGTGAGGATTCTACTCAGCAAACTATAAGGCTTAAAGCAGGTGCATTTTATTTAGATACTGGTGGGTTTGATGTAGAGGCTGGCAGTGTGCCTAAAAATTTAACTCAGTTAGTACTAAATCAGTATTTACTAGCATCTAATAAACCTACTACTATTTTAAGTGGGACCATACGATGTAAATTATTACATGCTACTAGGCCTATAAAATATAGATCAGATTTAGAAGGTACTTTAGAAAAATATTTATTGATACAAGGTACATTTACTGCAGCTACTGATACATTTACTGGATCATGGTATAGATTAGATGTATCTAGTATAGGTATAAATGAACAAGAAATAGAGCATTTTTATCCAGACTTTCCTCCTGTAATAGATCCAGGTTCTACAGGTGTGCCTGCATTTAATGCATTGTCTGCAACTGGTTTGGGTAGTTATAATACATCTAATTTCTTAACTCCAGAGAAATCAATAACTCAAAACTATTATAATAATTCTACTATAGGTATAGTTACTACTGAGATACCTGCAGCTACATCTGCAACTACTATAGATATAGGATATATAAGAGGTAAAGTATTTACAGGCCAAAAATTAATGCTTACTGATCCATTTGGTAACAATGCTTTAGAAATAACTACTACTAATAAAAGTGAGGTAGGAGATAGCCATATAGATGCTAGTTTTACATCTTTAGCTAAATATCCTATAGGCTCATTAGTATTAATTAACTCATACGATGTATCTAATGTAATTACTGGAGATGTTTCAAAAATTGTAGCAGGTACAAATATAAGTATATCTCCTGCAGGAGGTACTGGAGTAGTTACAATTAATAGCACAGGTGGTGGAGGTACTCCATCAGCTCCTTTAAATAGTGTGCAGTTTAATGATAATGGTAATTTTGGTGGAGAGAGTGCATTTAAATATTTAGCAGCTAGTAATAATTTGTTTGTAACTAATACAAATAGCCATTTCTTTGGTACTAATATAGGGCATAGAAGTTATTTAGATCCTGGCACAGATGAGCTATGGTTTTTCTTAACTGCTCAAGATTTTAATTTAAGTGATACAGGGAACTATTTTGTAAAGACTAGAGATGGATCAGATACTACAATGAATGGATTTGATAGTAGGGCTCCTATGCGTATATCATCTACTTACTTACCTATTGGATATAGATTAGTAGCTTATGAAGTTTACACTAATGCAGCTAGACCATTACTATTGAGGCAAAGTACATTTGATAGCACATCTACAACTTTATTAGATACTGCTACTACAAATAGTATAAATGCTTTAGGTACTGCATATACTATAAATGTAGGAGATTATTTTACTCTATTAGTAGATGCAGATAGAAGTACTACACAGGTATTAGGAGGTCGTTTAAGACTAACAAAGATTTAAAATGGATAAAGATACAACAGAGAGTATAATAGTGAACGGAGCAGCTATAGGATTGAGCTTTACAGAGTTAGAGCCTGCATTAAGATTATTGGGATTAATTATAGGTATTGCATTTACATTATATAAATTTTATTTAGCTTATAAAAATGAAAAAAGGCGTTCTAATAAGAATTAAAGACAATGGTACACAAACTCTAGGCAGGCTATTTATATTTAATGGCTTAGATATAGAGTTTGAATGTGCAACTTTAGAGCTACCATTTCAAAACAATGCTAGAAACATCTCCTGCATATTGCCAGGCAGATATTCAGTATCTCCTAGAAATAGTAAAAAATATGGAGATCATTTTTTGGTAGAGAATACAATGCTAAGAGATTTTATCCTAATACATGAAGCTAACTACTATACGGATCTAAAAGGATGCATAGGAGTAGGAGCAGATTTTATAGATATTAATAACGATGGAGAGTTAGATATAACTAGCAGCAGGAATACTAAAAAGAAACTACTAGAGATAGCTCCTGCAGGATTTGAGATACTAATTTTAGCTGCAGATAAAAATATTTAGATATTTTTTTGGTTATTAAGTTTATAGTTTTAAATTTACAACTCTAAACAAAAAGATAAGACAATGACAAAAGAGTTTAAAAACAAACTGCAGAGCCAAAGGCTAGAGATTACACATCTAATAACTTTGCAGCTCATTGAATCATTAGTAAAGCCAGATGAGGGTAAATTAAATAGCTTACATAAGCTACAGGAACTAAATAACGAACTTTTAAAAATGGTGCAAGATGCAAGTAATTAAGAAAAAAGATTTAATATACAAACTTTTACTAAATAATCCAAGATTTAGAGATAACGATCAAGCTCTTATAAGCCATATTTGGGGCTTAGAGATACCTAATTTACAAAATACTACTGCAGAGCATGTATTAAGTTTATTAGCTGATAAGAAGCTATCTAATCCAGTAAGTATATGGAGGACCAGACAAAAGGTGCAGCAGGAAATACCTGCTCTTAGGGGTGCTTTATATAACAAAAGGCATGAAGCAGCAGAAATAGTTAAAAAAGAAATAGTTAATCAACAAATAGATTTTTTCAATGCCATATACAGAGAGAACAAAGAGGCTTAATTATTTAAAGCTTTACAGAGTGAATAAGAAAAAAGAGAATATTAAAAAACTAGCTAAAAAAGTAAGAACTGGATTTGTAGAGGATAACACATGGGTGTTATTTATGGGAGAATCATATAAAGTAACAACAAAAAATTTATACAATGGAAAAAAGTAGTGTAGTAAAAAACGTACAAGGTAACGGAACTTTTGACTGGAATGGTAAAACATTCTATAAGTTTGCAGTAGAGTTTGCAAATGGAGATAGTGGAGATTTTAACACTATAAACGAAACGCAGAATAAGTTTAAAGTAGGAGAGGAGGCATCATATACTATAGATACAAAGAATCCACAATATCCTAAAATTAAGCCTGTATGGAAACCATCAGCAGGAGGTAATGGAGGTGGATTTACTCCTAGGCCTACAGATCCTAGAAAAGAACTATTAATAGTTAAACAAGTATGCTTAAAAGCAGCAGCAGAATTAGTCAAAAAAAATGATCCATCAGCAGTAATTAAAACTGCATCTGTATTTGTAGAGTGGGTTATGGAGGGTAAAAAGCCTGCTACTAATGATGGCTATAGAAATACATCAGATAATAATAATCTCCCTTTTTAATGGCTATTAAATATAAAAGACTATTAATACATAGGCTTACAAGAGTCAAAAGATGTGATACTGATAAAGCCTGGGCCATATCAGATGGTTTTAAAAGTATTGCATTTTTTTCTAAAAAGCATTGTAATTTAATAGATCTAAATGCAGATCATGAATATGAGTACTTCTTAGAAATACCAGAATGGTTATACAGGGAAAGCGACAACATGAGAGATTCAGTTAAATTTATAGAAGAAGAAAATGAGCAAAGATCTAAAAGAATTAGTGAGAGTTAAAACTTATGCAGATATGCATAAGGTAACTACTCAATGCATCTATAATTGGATTGATAAAAAAATGATTAAATCTATAGATATAGATGGAGTTACATTTATAAAAAAAGGAGCCACAACAAGTGCAGCTCCGATTAAAGCAAAAAGATAAGACTATGAAAAATACAAAATTAAATAAAGAGGAGCAAATATCTCTATTGATAATATTAGCTACATTTAAATCATTACATGAGCAGCTATATAGTTTAAAAGGAGTACATGCCCAGAGGATTAAGATGCGTTTTAATAATCTTATAGCATGCTGCAGGGCATACGAAAAGGAAATAGATGCTAGATGGTTAAAAGATAATACACAGGCAGTAGATGATCTGCATGATGCCCTAACTGATCTAATCTACATGCTTAGAGATGGTGTAGATAAATTAGAGTCTAAAAAGAAAGCTAAAAAGAAGCCTACTAAAAAAGCTAAAAAATGAAGATAACAAACGAGGACAACATGCAGTTAATGGCTAGGTATGAGGATAATTATTTTGATTTGGCAATAGTAGATCCTCCTTACAGAGATAGCAACCAACCAACAAAAGATATGAGGGCAAGTGGTTCTATGAAAACTTTAGAGGGTAGACCAAGCCAAGAATATTTTAATGAACTATGTAGGGTTAGTAAAGAGCAAATTATTTGGGGTGCTAATAATTTTCAATTACCACAATTTAAAGGTTTTTTTGTTTGGGATAAAGGAATACCATTTAATTTTACTATGAGTATGGCAGAAATAGCTTCTTTATCTGAAGGTATTGGAACAATATCTAAAATATGGAAGTTCAGAATTGCTGGTGCTGAAAACAGAATACATCCGACACAAAAGCCTGTTAAATTATATGAGTTTCTATTAATGAACTATGCTAAAGAGGGAGATAAAATACTTGATACGCATTTAGGAAGTGGAAGCATTGCTATTGCCTGCCATAACTTAGGATATAACTTAACTGCATGTGAACTAGACAAAGACTATTACAATGCAGCTATAAAAAGAATTAATCAGCATAAAGCACAATTAAGAATACTATGAGAGATAGTTTTATATTCTATAGATCATTCTATGAGGCTACTCAGTATCTCGAAAAGGAGCAAAAAGCTGATCTATTTGATGCAATAGCTAACTATGCTTTAAACCAGAAGCAGAGTAAATTAGACAACATATGTAGTGCATTATTTAGCTTAATCAAACCACAACTAGATGCTAACTATTCTAAGTATTTGAATGGTAAAAAAAAAGCTAAAAAAAGCAAACCTGGAGCAAAAATTAGCAAACCATTAACTAATGTAAATGTTAATGTAAATGATAATGTTAATGTAAATGTAAATGATATATATATGAGCTTTGCTCATTTGCGTTTATCTACTACAGAATTTAATAAGCTATCAGAAACCTATACAAAGGACCAGATAGATTATATGATAGGACAAATTAAGAACTACAAAAAGAATAAGAACTATAGCAGCCTATATTTAACTCTATTGAGCTGGTTAAAAAAAGAGCATAAAAATGAAAAGAAACGAGCTAGTAATTTCGACCAGGAAAGAGCCTTTGGAGTTAGTTTATAGTAAACAAACTAAAATAAGACAACTAGAGGAGCATAGCAGTATTTCTACTATGATTAACTATCTCTATGTGCTATTAAATATAAAAAAGGATAACCAACTAAACGAAATAGAGGAAAGTGTCTTAAATGGCTTTATATTGAGTAATTACCAGAACTATACAACAGATGAAATAAAGCATGCATTTAGATTAGCAGTAGCAGGTAAACTGCAGATTGATATGTATCAAAAA